GAACTCCAAGAGGCATTCTCTTTTGATGTGGAAGGTGCTTCTTTTTCTCCTGCTTATAGAAAGAAGTATTGGGACGGCAAAATTCGTTTATTGAGCACCCACACAAAGACACTACCAGCTGGACTCACCTATCAGCTGTGTAAGTGGTTAGACAGGCACGAGTACAGCTGGGACTTCAAGGATAACGATTACTACGGAACACCCTATGAGATGGACGAGAGGGTCTTCCAGGAGGGTGTGGAGCTGTTTATGAATAAGATATCCTCAGTGAAGCCCAGAGGCTACCAGGTGGATACAGTGTTCCATGCACTGAAAGAATACAGAAAGACCATCCTGTCACCTACAGGGTCAGGTAAGTCACTGATGATCTATACGATTGCCAGGTACCTTAAGTCTATCGACAAGAGAGTTTTGATTGTGGTACCGTCTAAGTCTCTGGTAGAACAGATGACAAAGGACTTTGCTGACTACGGGTGGGACACCGACGAGAATGTGCACAAGATCTATCAGGGTCACTCACTTGATACAAATAAACCTGTCACCATTTCTACATGGCAGTCTATCTATGGTCTAGATAAGAAATGGTATCGTCAGTTTGATGGTGTCATTGGTGATGAGTGTCATAACTTCAAGGCAAAGTGTTTATCTGCTATCATGAAAAAGATGCCAGATGCAAAGTGGAGATATGGTTTTACTGGTACTCTTGATGGTAAGAGTGTACATAAGTTGATACTTGAAGGTCACTTCGGTCCAGTATATAAGACGACCACATCAGCTGATTTAATGGAGAAGGGGTTTCTTGCAAAATTACAAGTCGAAATCATACAACTCAAACACGTTCCAGAATCTTTCGCCACATACAATGACGAAATTGAAAGAATTGGGTTACACGATACCAGAAACAGATTCATCTGCAATCTGGCCAACGATCTTAAAGGAAACGTGCTCGTCTTATTTTCAAGAGTTGAAGGTCACGGTATCCCACTTGCTGAAATTTTCAAAGAAACTACTGACAGGCCAGTACATCTTATCCATGGTGAGGTGGATGTGCAAACCAGGGAAAAGGTGCGATCGGTGTGTGAAAGATCTGATAACAATATTATTCTTGGGAGTTATGGTACTATGTCTACTGGTGTTAATATCAAAAATCTCCACCATGTTATTTTCGCTTCTCCATCTAAGTCTCGTATACGTGTGCTTCAGAGCATTGGCAGAGGGTTAAGGAAGGCTAAGAAAAAGAATAACTGCATGTTATATGATATTGCAGATGACTTCCGCAAACCACATGGTAAGAATAACTTCACACTCAACCACTTGGCTGAGAGAATGAAGTACTATTGTGATGAGAACTTTGAATACAGGGTCACAACTGTACCAATAAATAGTGATGAGGCCACTGCCACATTAGACATATGAATGAATCCTTTGTTGCCAGCGTCAAGATGATCACAGGAGAGGAAGTCCTGTGTGAAGTGATGCCTGGTGAGGAGGAGGGTCAAGAGTTTTATATTTTTCAGAATCCAATCATTTTTGATGAGAGTTCTCAGGTAGACACAGCTCGTGGTGTAGTACTCAGTGGGTTGATTCCTAAGAAGTGGATGATGTTTACTAATCAAGATCTCGCCATTGTGAAGTCAGACCATGTCATTACAATGTCAGAGTTAGATGAGTTTGGTGTTGACTTTTATCACAAAGCATTGGTAGCTGCTCGTGCCTCTACTCCTATCAAGAGAAAGGTAGAGACTGGATCTAACTCTGGATATGTAGGTAAAATTGATTCTATGAGAGAGTTTCTCAAGAAAGTCTTTGATGACTCCCCTGACCTTCCCCAAACATGACCCTTAAGGTACTTTAAGTAGGTCTTGAAGTTGACACTTACATTATAATAAAAAATACAAGGTGTGTTAAGTTCACACCTGAAACAAATTTAGTTATAATATACTCAAATGTATTGAGATTATGAATGAAATCAAACCAAAGAGGCGTAAGAACAACTTTATAGACAATAAAGAGTTCTATTCTGCTATGGTCGACTATCGTATCAAAGTTGACAGAGCTAAAGAGCAGGGCCTAGAACGCAAGGACTGGCCTCCTATCCCTCGGTACATTGGTAAGTGCTTCCTAGACATTGCTGAGCACCTCTCCATGCGTCCTAACTTCTCTAACTATATCTATAGACAGGACATGGTGATGGATGCAGTAGAGAACTGCGTAGTGTACTGTTATAACTTTGACCCAGAGAAGTCCAAGAATCCATTCTCTTACTTCACACAAGTCTGTTGGTATGCATTCATCAGGCGTATTGGTAAAGAGAAGAGACAGATTGAAATTTGCGACAAGATTATTTCTAAGTCAGGGTTTGAAGAATTCTTTGAGGGTGACCAGATGGGAACCAGTTCAGAGTTCAATAGTATCAAAGACCTTGTAGACCAGAAGCGTAAGGGTAATAAATAGTATTGCCTACTTTCGCTACCTAGGCAGAGATGCTATGGGGAGCGTTGCGTTCCCCCATCTCTTTATGGACCCATTACAAAAATTATGGGAGTTGTATGATGACACTCTCGTACAAGACAAACCACAGCTAAATGCTGCTCCGTCAGAAACAATGGTAGGTTCCCCCAATGAGGATACCTTTGACCATCCTGTTATCCAGATGAGGTCTGCTGTTGACAAGCAACGACTTGCTAATATTCCAACCACACAAGCACACGAGAAAGTGTATGGTGAGGTCAACCTGGCTGATGTTGAACAGAAGAGCGGCATGGCTGCTACATTGGGTCGTGTACAGAACGATGGTAAGCGTAGCGCAGTTCGTATTGAGCAAGATGCAGCGGTCCCATCCATCTTAGCTGTTGATGACCAGTTCGAAAAGAGTATTGAGCAAGGTACAGTAGACACATATAAGTCACCCAACAGACAAGAGGAGCCAGGAAGTGAGAGCCCGGCCTTGACACAGGAGGAGGAGTACGACTATAATCTAGATGTAGCCTACCTTCAAAAATTTGGACGAGCATAAAGTAGCACTAATTACGGACACACACATAGGTGTTCGCAAAGGAAATCAAATTTTTCACGATTACTTTAAGAAGTTTTATGAAGACACCTTCTTTCCCGTACTGGATAGTCGGTCTATCAATACCGTGGTGCATCTCGGCGATTGTTTTGACGTCAGGAAGGGTATTGACTATTGGTCACTGAACTGGGCAAAAGAGAATTTCTTTGACCCACTCAGAGACAGAGGTATAGACGTACACATTATTGTAGGAAACCATGACATCTTTTACAAACAAAGCCTATCTATCAACAGTCCTGGTCTCAATCTCAGAGAATATTCAAATGTTACAGTACACGAGAGACCAACAACGCAAGTTTTCCATGAGGTTCCCGTACTGCTCGTCCCCTGGGTGTGCGAAGGAAACGCAGAAGAGTTTGCTCACGAACTGGACACAACCAGTGCACTGCTATCTTGGGGTCATCTAGAGATAGCAGGATACTATGCCAATAAAGACTACCAGTGTCCCCACGGACTCGACGCCAAGATCTTCCAGAAGTTTGATAAGGTGTTTTCAGGACACTTTCATAAGAAGAATAGCGCTGGTAACATTACTTACCTTGGCAATCCATACCAACTTTATTGGAACGATGAAGGAGATACCAGAGGCTTTCACCTGTTCGACATGCACACTCAGGAACTAGAGTTTATCAAGAACCCACACACTATGTTCCACAAAGTGTACTACAATGAGGATCAAAAGAAACTATTCAACCCTCACAAATACAAGGAAGGGTTTGTGAAATTAATTGTAGAGAAATCAACACCTAAAAAGTTAACTGGTATCGTTGATAAATTATATGAGGTGGGTATCCATGACCTAAAGATCATCGAAAACATGGATGTGCATCTCGATGGTGATGCTGAAATAGAATCTGAGGATACATTGACAACACTGACGAACTATGTCAATGCCCTTGAGACTGACATGAGTAAAGAGAACCTTATTGATATTTTCAAATCATTATATGTCGAAGCCCAGGAGGTCTGATGTACATGCTAACAAAGGAACTCGATAACATCGAGTCAGGAACATTCGCAAGCGTAGACAACAACGGTCGTGCTATCATTCAGTTCTTTGTTGACAAAGACGACGCTGTCATGTATAATACACAGTTAGAGGCTATAGGTCAGGAGTTACACATCACTGAAACTGACAGTGAAGCAGTCGATAAGATGTGCAGTATTCTTGGTTATGCCTACACCATTGTAGAGCCGGGTGATTTTGTAATTCCTCGGATAGAGACCCAAACCCATCAGTGATTGTATTTAAGCGCCTCACTTTTCAGAATTTTTTATCAGTTGGTAATGCACCCGTCACAATCAATCTAAACGAAACTAAAACAACGCTCATCCATGGTACTAACGGCTCAGGTAAGAGTACCATCCTGGATGTGCTTTGCTATGCTTTGTTCAACAAGCCGTTTCGTCGTGTTAATCTGCCCCAGCTGGTGAACACACAGAACAAAAAGAACCTTCTGACTGAGGTGGAGTTCACCATTGGTCGTAACACCTACATTGTGAGACGAGGGAGTAAACCCAAGGTGTTTATGATACTGAAGAATGGTGAGCCACTGATGGCTAAGGCTGCTGACAAGGACAACCAGCAGCACCTGGAGCAGAACATCCTGAAGCTCACCTACAAGAGCTTCTGTCAGGTTGTTATCCTTGGTTCGTCAAACTATATCCCTTTCATGCAGCTGCCCACAGCAGGGCGTAGAGAGTGTGTAGAGGACTTCCTGGACATCAAAGTGTTCTCTACCATGTCAGTCATCGCTAAGGAGCGTCTGAGGTCACTGAAGGACCAACAGGACATGATGGAGATGGATATCAGTAACCTTGGATATAAGTGTGACCTTCAGCGAGATCGCATCAGAGAGTTAGAGAAGCAGTCTGACACTAACATCCAAGAGATTAAGAGTCTGATTGATGAGAGGGCAGAAAAGGTTGAGCACCTTGAGTCCACTATCAAAAGAACACAAGAGCATGAGAAAAGCGTTATAGAATTGGCACAACAAGAACTGAGGAACAACCCACAGTCTAAGTTGAAGAAACTTAACGAGCTCTACGCTAAGATGGAGAGCAAGATGGATCGTATCAACAAAGACAGTCAGTTTTACAAAGAGAACGATGAGTGCCCCACTTGTCAACAGCACATCGCTGATGACACTAAGAGTAACATCATCACCAAGAACGATGAGGAGTTAGTTACGCTCAAGGATGCGTGTGACCAGCTGGTAGAACAACAAGAAGAGTATGAGCATGTTTTGAAGGTTGCTACCCAGAGACAGAAGCATGTGCAGTCACTACAGAACTCTATCTTTAAGTATCAGACAGAGGTGGATACTCATCAGTTGGAAATCAGTAGACTGAATAAGAAGCTGAGTGACCTGATGAATGACACTGCCTCTATTGACAAGGAGACAGGTAAGTTTGAGGTGATGGAGCAAGACCTGATTCAATCCAGAGAGAAACTGTTTGAGTTACAGGGTAGGATTCAAGAACATGAGTTAGTCAACAACCTACTCAAGGACAATGGTATTAAGACACAGATTGTCAAGAAGTATCTACCTGTCATGAACAACTTGATTCGTAAGAACATGGTTGACCTTGACCTACCTATTCACTTTGTCCTGGATGAGGAGTTCAGTGAGTCTGTGTCTTC